GCAGTAGCAAGCGAAGCAGTAGCAAGCGAAGCAGTAGCAAGCGAAGCAGTAGCAAGCGAAGCAGTAGCAAGCGAAGCAGTAGCAAGCGAAGCAGTAGCACCAGCAGCAAGCGCAAGCGAAGCAGTAGCAAGCGAAGCAGTAGCACCAGCAGCCGCAGAACAACCAAAAGAAAAAAATAGTAGTTGGTTATATAGTTTATTCGGGTGGTCTTAAATATCACGGTCTGAAATAGTAAGCCAATCTAATTGATCTTGTGTGTTTTCTGTTTTTATTGGAGCAGAACGCATAAGCGCGGCAAGTCCGGGAACTGGTGCCGGCGCAGCAGGCTTTTTTTCATCTTCGTCCTCACTCGACGATTCATCCTCTTCTTCGTTTTTGGCCTCAATATGGAAGTTTGAGAAGGTGCAATTTGCGCCATCGCTGCTGTCAATTTTTATTAATACGGCCAAATTACGTGTTTCCAATTGCTTCAATTTATCCTTTTCCAAGTTCGAATAGATCTCTAATAAATCGCATTTCTTACTGCCATCGCTGCGCACTTCCCATTCATAAAAGCCGATCAAAACCCAAGCACCATTCACCAAGCCTTCACCACTGCGTTTATTTTTCAAGAATTTCCCTCGGATCGTGCATTGGTAGGTATTGCCATCGGCACCTAAAACACTACACCGTTGACTACTGTAAATTTTTGTAACTGCGGCATACATTTCACTCGCATCCGTTGCTCGACGGACGTCTTGCGTTCCACCCGTATGAGAAGTATTTTTGCGTGCGACTTTCTTCGATTTGTTTCCACCTTCGTTTTTCACCATTTTTGATTGATTATTACAATTACTTGTAATTATTTATCTAATTCAATTTTTTAAATAAATTATTTTCTATTTATACATTATTTTCTATTTATACTGTAAATGAGCAAAAAACCTATGACGTGGTTGGAATTAATTAAATTGAAGCTGAATGAGGAAAAAGCCAAAGGCAAGTCACCGTCGATTGGTGATGTCACGCCTATGGCAAAAAAAGAGTGGGTACAAATTAAAGAAGGCAAGCATCCACTTTATGTTCAAGGCAAAGCCCAAACCTTTGCACGTAAAAAGAAAACAGGCGAGCAGAAGACCCGTAAAAATTCGAGCAAAGGCAGTAGCAGCCCTTCGGTCGGCGATTCGGATATTCAGGCATTATTAGCCGAAGTTAAATTATGCGGTAAATGCACAAAAAAGGTTGAAAAAGTAATGAAGAAAAAGGGGATGGCAGGTGGCAAGCAAGCAGGTGGTACCCAATGTATGGGTGTGCCGCCAATGCCGCAAGCGGGAGGCAAGCGAGGAAAAAAGCAAATGGGCGGCACTTGTGGGTGTGGAATGAAAGGTGGCTGCGGTAGCTGTGGGCCGTTGTAGCTGTGGGCCGTTGTAGCTGTGGGCCGTTGTAGCTGTGGGCCGTTGTAGCTGTGGGCCGTTATAAATTTGACATTATAATTTAGAACATATAAAATAACGATTTTTATATGTTTTTTTGAATTTGGCCGACAATTCTTTTCCATTGATTGTTTTATTCTGCGCCAAGCGCCCGATTTCTTTGCGAATCAATTCTACGTGTCCATTGCAGAATTGGTCATACGCCAATGCCGGTTTGAAATTTGTTTCCTTTATTAAACTGCGCAAATGGTTATCCATCGCCTCAATAATATCCGGATGCATAACAATATAATTGCGTTTAGGTTTTTCTTTTTCCGTTTTACCCTGTGCTACCGTTTTACCCTGTGCTACCGTTTTACCCTGTGCTACATTATCGAGTGCGGCCTTTTCGCGGAAATAATAACGGCCGGCTTTAAACATTTTATCGAGAATATCACCTTTGTAACCTAACTGGCGAAGCCGCTCCACTTCTCGCTCGACGGAATCTTGCTCGGCTCTTAACCAATCGACCCACGCTTCTTTATAACTATGCCGATCATCAAACTGGTGAATTTTTGCAAATTGAGTGATACTGTTCATAATATCATCACTCAATTTATAGCGGAAGATTTTTATAGTATTCGTGTTAGCATTCGCCATAGTATTAGCATTCGCCATAGCATTAGCATTCGCCATAGCATTCGCCATAGCATTAGCATTTGCCATTTTTTCACTGTTTACTTAATTTAAATACTTTAAAAAGAATTCAATTTTTTATAAAATAAAATTGATATAAAAAACGAACAATAAAATAGAATAAACACAAAAATGTCTTGCAATATGACTAGTTATATTGCACAACTCAGTCCAATGGAACAAAAAGTATTAAATATTGCAGCGTCGCATCTAGAGACCTCGTTCAGTTTAGTCAAAAGTATTGGCTTTCAAGAATGGCAAAAAGAGCAACGGCCAAAGCAAGCAGAGCCGAGACAAGCACCGCCGACACAAGCAGAGCCGAGACAAGCACCGCCGACACAAGCAGAGCCGAGACAAGCACCGCCGACACAAGCACCGCGGACACAAGCACCGCCGACACAAGCAGAGCCGAGACAAGCACCGCCGACACAAGCAGAGCCGAGACAAGCACCGCCGACACAAGCAGAGCCGAGACAAGCACCGCCGACACAAGCACCGCGGACACAAGCACCGCCGACACAAGCACTTTCAGAACCACAAAAAAAGAAAATAAAAATTAAAAGAAAATTATTACCGGCGCTGCAACCGGCTCTGCAATAAACGCCGCGTATAATTGATCTTATGACGGCGTTTACCAGTGAACCGTTTTAATAAATAATTCACCCGTTTGGTTGTATTATGTATATTTCTCTCTTGTTGTTTTTTTGTCAAGTTGTTACCACCACCTTTTTGGCCAACATTCAACTTTGCTTCAACTCTTTTAATTACTGGTTCGATCTTATTGGTAAACTTTGCCACCTCACAATCCAATCGACTTTTTTGTTTGTTAAACCCATTTATCATTGGCATAAGAATACCCGCTCCTTTGGTAATTGGCGGTTTACACGTATTAAGGATTTCTTGACCGAGCTGATCGGCACCTTTAATCGCACTGACGACACCACCGACAACAGGTAATGCACCTAGAACAGATGCAATGACATTGACTAACGCGTGGCCAAGTGACTCACCAATATTATCACCCACACCTTCAATTATACTTTTTATCTTGGCATTGACTCTATCTATGTCTGGCTGTGCAATTTGCAAAGTCACCAATAAATTATTTACATATTCAGTAATGAATATTTTCAACACCCCACGTATTTCTGCATCTTCTAATGCTAATTTATATAATTTACTACGTAAGATCAATTTATCAAATAATATTTTAGCGGTCATTTGAGGATTAGATAAAATAATTTCGGCATCTGGACCGAGTGCAATATTATTTATTACCCCTTGTAATTTTAGCATAAACATTGCACCAGCTATTTTAAAAGGACCAAAAATACCATTAAACCCTTTTTTATTCATTGCTGTCGCCGCATTGTTAATGGAATTACTTATTTTATCAAAAGCGTCTGAAATCGATTTACCAATACTAGTAATCATTACTGGCACTGAACCTACAGCTAATGACGCGCATTTGGCCGGATTGGTAAAAGTAGTCAACAATGACCTTGCAACGTTTTTTGCAGCTTCTGCTGCCTTTTTTTTTGCTATTTCACCAATATCACCGGTAAGAATTTTTGCAAATTTTTCACCAGCACACGAATCTTCCCCTTCACATTTTTCGGTCGCGGGATTTTTTCCGGGGGCGTCACCTTTTTTCTCAGGGTCAGTGCTACTTTCATCGGTTGTTACCCCATCTACTTTTTTCTCAGGGTCAGTGCTACTTGCATCGGTCGTTGCTCCATCTACTTTTACTTCTGGTGCCTTTTCTTCTGGTGCCTTTTCTTCTTTTTTCTCTTCTTTGGGCGGCATATCTAACTATAGTAACACAAGGTTTTAATTTTCCTTTTTTTCATCTAAAAGTTTTTTATAAGAAGCATAATCCAGTTGGGGTTCTTCAACGTTTTTCTGTTTCTCCAGCTTTTTTTGTGTCTCCTCATAATCGACGATTTTTCCTCGATAGCGAAAATGGTTCATTTGTTCTACTACCTTTAAAACTGAGGTAAAATTCGATGCCGCACCTTTTCCAGCTGTATTATAGCTTTTAAATTTGGCAAAAACGGATGGTTCCGTGGGCTGTTTCTCTATATCTGCCGATGCTTGTTCACCCGATGATTGCTCAGCCGATACTTGCTGTGTCGGTTGTAAGCAAATCATTTTACAATCATAATCAAGTGCAAATTTTCGTGCCACTGTTTCCAAAATATCATAGGAGACTTCCTTGAGCTGATCGGTATAATACCAAAACGTCTCGGTCACTTTATCATAGGTCAAAATTACTTCGACTTTCTCGGCCACCTGTTCCCGCACAATTTTTGTATTCAAATCAAGTAATTCCGCTGGTGTTAGTTCACGCATTGATAAAGCTTCAAATTCATCACGATAGTTGTCACAATAACTATCCTCCTCTTCTTCTTCATCGGAAGAATCAGTCTCATTTTTACACCCCTGCTTACGTAAGCGATACAGAAATGTTTCAATGAATGAAATACCTATTATTATACCGGTTGAGAGAATACAAAGAAGAGGGAAGAACTGAAAACTAGAATTATCTATTTGGGTCGGCATTGTAGTCGTATTAATCATTTATATAAATACTTAATATGACCTATATTTAAGTTTTTTTACATTTAACATATGGGTGGGGGGACAAGCAGAGCAGCCCCCAGAACCCCCCACTTAGGGGAAGGCGGGTGCAAGGGGCGGACGCAAGGGGCGGATGCAATGGGTGGACGCAAGGGGCGGGTGCAATGGGCGGACGCATTAGGTGGATACATCCAGTTTAAGATGATTCTATTTGCATCCGCCCCTTACACATCCACCATAACGTCCGCTTTCCCCTAAGTGGGGGGGTTCTGGGGGGTTGCCCCCCATCCCATAAGGCCATCAATCTTCAAACATTTCGCCAAAATATCCGGTGGCAACACCACATTATTTTCCGCCTTTGCTAAGGTTGCACGAATACTATGAAACCCTTGTAATCCATAAAAGTCATCATTTTCCGGATGCTTATTCACAATGTTTTCAAATTGATGAGGATAGGGAGCCCAGCCACAAAAAGTATAAATACGCTCAATGGTTTCAGCTGGTTTGGCCAACAGATCCTCATATTGAATAAACAAAAAAGTTTTCTTCGCTTCATCGAGTTGTTTTTCATTGTCCTTTTTCGCTGTATTAATCCCAATAATCGACCGCATAATAGGCTCTTGATTTGGTACTAGCATCGCCTTCAAAACCTCGTGCATATAGGCTTTATTCCAATTGTTTTTTTGATACAGTTTCATAAACGATTTCATAATATCCGTCACTGACCGCTCTAGAACAATAATTTTAATCTGTGGCTCAATATATCTTTTCAAGAGTTCCACATTAGATGAAATCGTCCACGCACGGCATTTATCCACAATAATTTTCTTACTCGCTGGAATATCCTTATAATAAATGTTCGGAATAGCACTAATCAGATCTTTTACCGTACCAGTACGCTTATTACCTTGTAATTGTTCACTGGCATTTTTGGTAGCTGATAGATGCATATCCCATATGAATTGACAGACAGCTGAATTACCTTCGGCGTGAATCAATGGATTTTGATCGAGGATAGCTGAGAGAATTGTTGAGCCACTCCTTGGTAACCCACTCAAGCAAACAAATTGCGCCATTAATTGCTTAAATAGTTAAATGCTTAAATACTTAAATACTTAAATACTAACTCTTAGTAACTTATAAAATGCGTATTCTTTTTTTCGCCACCTATCCAACCCAACCGACCGGATACGGCCGTATCGGTAACATTTTGACCAATTATTTGGCCTCGGCTGGCCACGAAGTGCATTATCTCGGTATTTCCAATTTCAAAAACAGCGCGGTTGAGCGTGATATCCATCCTTTCATTCAGCTGATTGATGCACTCGAAGAACGGAAAGAGGGCTCCAATGAAATGTATGGCGTGGATATTATTTGTGATCAAATCTCTCGTATTCAGCCAGATATGGTCTTCATATACAACGATGTGATTGTGATTAACCGTATCTTAAATAAATTTATTGAAACCAAAATCGAGAAAAACTTCAAACTCTGTATTTACCTCGATTTGGTTTATACCTATCAGCGTCTTCTTTATTTCCAGAATATTCAAGCGTGGGCCGACCGTATTTTGGTCTTCAGTGAATGCTGGCAGCGGAATTTAGTGGAGATTGGGGTACCAGCTGAAAAAATTGGTATTTTACCCCACGGGTTTGACACCGAATTGTTCCAGCCCCTAGATACGGTCGCGAGTAAAGCATTAATGGGGTTTGCTGCAGATGATTTCCTTATCCTGAATAGCAACCGTAATGCTTATCGTAAGGCATACGATATTACAATTGATGCTTTCCTTATCTTCCTAATGAAACAGCAATACAATCCTAGGATAAAACTCTTTTTGAATATGTTGTCCGAGAGTCCACAGGGCTATAATATCATAGAACTGATTAAAGTCTGCTGCTTGAAAAAGGGCGCAGACTATGACAAAGTGGTGCTCAACCATATTTTCATTCGTAATACACCGGCATATTTAACGGATGAGAAACTAAATACACTCTATAACGCAGCCGATGTGGGCTTGAATACGTGCTTGGGCGAAGGCTTTGGCTTATGTAATCTCGAACACGCTGCACTCGGTAAACCTCAAATCGTGAGCCAAGTAGGCGGTTTGGCAGATATTTTCCAGCCGGCGTATGCCACCCTCATCGCACCGAAAATCGATTTGTATCTCTCACCCTTAGTGGAAGACCATCAAGGTTATATCCAAGTGTGTGCCGCGGAGGATTTTGCTGTAGCCTTGGAAAAGTATTATCTTTCGAAAAACTTGGCACAAGCGGATGGCACATTAGCCCGCGAAACCCTGACAAAAAAATATGATTGGAAAAGAATAGTAGAGGGACTTAATAGGGAGCTTATGGGGGTAGCCCCCCACACCCCCCCCCGCGAAGCTGAGAATGCACGTTTGATCTTTTAGCTCAGATTGTGTCGCAAACCCACCACCGCGAAGCTGAGAATGCACGTTTGATCTTTTAGCTCAGATTGTGTCGCACACCCACCACCGCGAAGCTAAGAATGCACGTTTGATATTTTAGCTCAGATTGTGTCGCAAACCCACCACCGCGAAGCTAAGAATGCACGTTTGATCTTTTAGCTCAGATTGTGTCGCACACCCACCACCGCGAAGCTAAGAATGCACATTTGATCTTTTAGATCAGATTGTGTCGCACACCCACCCCTTAGCTTCGGGGGTGTGGGGGCTTGCCCCCATTCCTTAAAGCAAACAAATCGGCCATTTCTGTTCGTAAGTCCGGCACCTTTAAAAGCTGGTATGACGGTAAATCCGGATGTAACCCGACCAGAAACATTGCCTTAATTGTCTTACCATACTTGCGTTCTAATATTGTTTTATAGGTATTGAGTTGCAGAGCATAATGCCAGTAATTCGTATCGGGCAGATGGGAAATACATTCGGTCAAAGCGGAGCCACCAAAACTATTGGTTTTTTTTATTTCTTTACATCGTTTCCAGTCGTAAATTGTCAAGGTGCCATCTTCATTTTCCGCGACAAAATCAATGGAACCCGCAAGGCGCACATCTTCATCGAAAATCATCCATTCGGTCCGGTAGCATTTTAAAAGGGGATGGGCGGCGAGAAACAACAAGAAGTGGGGTGACAACTGGGGGGACACCCCCCACGACCCCCCGCCTGCCGAAGGGCGGACGCAAGGGGCGGATGCATCGGACAGTTGTTCACTCACAGTATTTCCATTTTCAGCATCCGCCTCTTGCGTCCGCCCTTCTGGGTCCACTTGCCCGAGGTCGGGGGGTCCTAGGGGTTTGCCCCCCATCCCTATAAAGTAATCCTCAATCAGCTTATGCATTTCCGTGCCGGCAGCCGCCGCTTCATCTCTATTTTTATCCCAACCGGCTTTAATTTGTTCAGGTGTTTGCCCATAATATTTACATGTGGGTTTATCAAGCCGCATTTTCGCAATAATCGCATCCGCGTCAAAGTGGGGAAAATGGGAATGGAGCCACGTAGTGACTGACATATAATTACCTTCACCTGCACAAGTATATTTATGCGGACTGGCATCGAATTCGATGAGAGCGTCGCGGGCGTGGGGATTCATTTTCTTCTTATTTACATTTTAAAAGAAATAAGAAGAAGAAATCAATTTTTAATGGTATTTTTCAATTCCCGAGTTCATACCAATAGTGGGAGGAACTACCAAACGCGTCCGGCTGGGCCACTGGGTAATTGTATATACCGTATAATCCAACTATACGATACCTTTTGCCTGCTGGAATAAGCGCATTTACAGTAAATATCCAGTTAGTAAATGGGTAATCAATTTGCCCACCATTCTCTATTTCTAAAGTGCACCCAAAGCAACCAGCTGTATTTACTTGTACTTGTATCTGTATTATATGAGACGACGCCGGAGCATACGTACCAATACTTCTTTGGGATGAATAATTGGTCCAAACTCCAGAAAAATACGTTGCAATTGCCAAACTATTTGCATTATTTGCCGTTGTTTGAGCACTATTTGCCGTTGTTTGAGCACTATTTGCCGTTGTTTGAGCACTATTTGCCGTTGTTTGAGCCGTCGTCGTTGCTGTCTTCAAAACAGCTACTGTATTCCCATTATTATATGTAACCTCTGCGCCACTATATTCTAATATCCCCGTCGTGCCAGATGTAGCATTTCGAATCGGTGCAATAACACATGAATTTGCAGTAGTATTGTTTAATGTGCCTATAGCACTGATACAAATAGAATTGGCGGCTTGATTAACTAAACCAGCATTCGCCCCAATGGCAACAGCAAATGTGCCTTGATTATTAGAACCTGCGCTAGAGCCTATGGCGACCGCATAATTTTTTTGAGTTATTGCGCCAGAGGCACTACCAATTGCCACAGAAGCTACCCCTTGAGTATTAGAACCCGCATTTAAACCAATGGCAACAGCACCGTTTTCTTGATTATTACTACCTGCAGACCAGCCTAGTGCGACCGCATAATCTTTTTGAGTTATCGCTCCTGCTGAATTACCAATCGCCACCGCATTTGTCCCTTGAGTATTAGAACCTGAATTAATACCAATGGCTACTGAATTTAAGCCTTGACTTGTAGCACCTGCTGAATTACCAATCGCCACCGCACTTGTCCCTTGAGTATTAGAACCTGAATTAATACCAATGGCTACTGAATTTAAGCCTTGACTTGTAGTACCTGCTGAATTACCAATCGCGACAGCATAATTTTGCTGTGAGGTATTTCCTGCACTTTGTCCAATTGCGACACAAGCAATGGCTTGATTGCTTTGTCCAGCTGCAACACCAATGGCGACCGCATAAGCTTTTTGAGTTATCGCTCCTGCTGAATTACCAATCGCCACTGCATTTGTCCCTTGAGTATTAGAACCTGAATTAATACCAATGGCTACTGAATTTAAGCCTTGACTTGTAGTACCTGCACTTAAACCAACCGCGACAGCATAATTTTGCTGTGAGGTATTTCCTGCACTTTGTCCAATTGCGACACAAGCAATGGCTTGATTGCTTCGTCCGGCTGCATTACCAATGGCTACGGAATTAACACTTTGTGATGTTTGGCCGGCATTTAAACCAATCGCGACGGCATTACTATTTTGTGATGTTTGGCCTGCGTTTAAACCAATCGCCACTGCATTACTTCCTTGTCCAAATTGCCCGGCATTACTACCCAAGTTTATATTTATGGCGTCTGTAAAATAATTCCCTTCGACAGGTTCAATGCGTGCCGCCAAGGCCGAGCCAAGGGCCACCCCATTGACATTCACGGTCCAATTGATACCATCCGTACTCGTGGCGTGCCCTTGTATGGCGGTGCTGCCTGATAAAATACCAGCCGCGATCCATAGTGTTCCATTCCACGTCACGGCATTACAAACCGTTAATGTTGTTGTATCAGCGAAAATACCTGCGAGCCAATGGAGCCCATCATAACTGTAAGCCATTCCACCGAGCCCACCCGCTACCCAAATAGTACCATTCCATTCCACCGCATTACATTGATTATAACTCACATCTAGCACCAAGCCCCAAATATTGGCGGAAGTATTCGGTCCGATAAACACATTCGAGCCGGTATCGGCCCACGTCTGACCACCATCTAAACTATACGCTAAGGGACTATTACGGATACTCTTACCCCCTGCTACTACCATCGTGGTATTCGAGGCTATCGTATTAGATTGCCGTGTGGCAAAAGGTTCATCATAAGAATAAATAATACCACCGCCGTTACTGTAAGTCACGGAATTGTAATAATTCTGATAGCGGGGGTCACCTACAATTAAACGGTTGCCTGTGCCATTTAAGGCTAATGCTCCACCAAAACCACCATATTCACCACTTCCAGTATTTTCGAAGCCACCGCCTACACTACCTGATAAATCAAACACGTTCTGCCACTTACTTGCACTGGTGTAAACATAATTATACACTTTACCACTCTTGCTATTTATTGGATAAGACGATGAATATGCACCGACACTTAAACGGTCACCTGTAGAATTGAGGGCTAAAGCACCGCCGAAATTTTCACCCATTTGAAATCCATTGAATGATGTATCCAGTGCCCATAAACCATTGCTTGTAGAGTTGTAGCTATACACTTTACCGATGGTTGTGTTAATTTGTGCGAGAATTGAAGAATCATTATTTACCCATACATTGGCGCCATCCGCTGAGATAAAACTCGGGACAATACCAGCGGTAAATGTATTTATAATTTGTTGTGAGGCGATATTAATTTGCACTACATTATCATTTGAATCAGCAAGTGTAACCCAGACATTTGTACCATCGGATGAGATCTGTGAAGGTTTAGCGGTGAAAGTATATTCATTTATAAGAATTGGAACAGCCCCGATAAGATATTGCTTGACGCTACTCGTTTCACTATCTGCAACCCATAAATATGTGCCATCGGAAGATAATCCAGTAGGCCCGTTAAAGCCTGTAAGTGTATTTATTAAATTGCCTGCGAGGTTATATTGGAAAACTTTTGTGCCAAAGACAAAACTGCCATAATCAGCAACCCAGACATATTGACCCGTTGAACTAACTGTATAATCCGAGGTGACACTGTATATACCTAATGCACCCGTAACAGGTATTGTTAAAGGTGCTTGTCCAAGATTGCTTTTTAGAAAGCCATATAAGGTATTATTCGCATTCGATGTAATCCAGACAAATAATGGATCCGCGGTTATACCGCTTGTATATGCCCCACTTGGAAGATTATAACCAGTGGGTGCTGCTCCCGTTGCAATCGTATATTTATACAAAATTGCAGGAAAAGAAGTGTTATTACCAATCCAGAGTGTTGTTTTATCTGACCACACGTAAGCTGGATACCCATATGGTCCACTACTTGGTTGCGCGATTGTAGTCAAAACCCCTGTGGCAATAGTGTATTTGTATACCGCATTACCAGTAGTTCCCACCCAGACATAGGTGCCATCCGATGATATAGTGTATGGGTTATTCGTGCTAAAACCTGAAATGGTTTTAACCACGCCAATCGGTGTAGGTGCAGCCACCACCAGCCGTGAACCTGCACTATTGATCGCCAAGGTTGAGCCAAATCGTTGGTTGACATCCAATGCATTAAGCCCACCACTTAAATCTTGCACTTTCTGCCAGCCAGTCAAAGAGCCATAATTGTAGCAATAGACTTTGCCACCACTGATATCACTCGCCGACCACGAATAGTTCGGTTCACTTACAACTAACTGTGTTCCCATACTATTCATTGTCACCGCCGAGCCAAACAAAGCTGGTTGTGTTATAGAAGGCTGTGAATACAGTATGGGTGTGATTGTATCGGGTAGCCAGCCTCGCTGCGCATCGTAATTATAACAATAAACGGCACCCGATGTATTATTTACGCTGGCGGCACCGACAACTGCTTTGGTACCATCACGGTTCATCGCAAGTGAATTGTTTGGGGGTGGAGCCCAACCACCACCACCATACCCGTCGGAAAGTACATATGTATGTGGGAGTTTGGGGGTAAAATCTAGGACATATTGCCCATTGACATAATTATAACTGAAGACATCGCCGGAAAAAGTAGTAGCAGCGCCAAAAGTACTTGTGGAGGAAACGACCATTGATACTAATAGTTTTGAGCCTGTCGCATTCATACACATTGCGTTACCAAAATATTTACCACCCCCACCACTAGTACCACTGTTCGATCCATTATACGGAATGGGATTAGTTATCGTTTGACTACTCTGCCAGCCGGTTGAATTATTGTTGGTGTAGATATACACCGTTCCTTCATAAGATGTTCCAGCTGCATAAGGATAGAAGGGAGAACTTACCGCTAATAAGGTTCCGGCTTGATTCATCACTAAGCGGTCACCATAACCAATGCCTATCGCAAAAATTTTGGTTGTATCTAGCGAAGGGGTAGTTAGCGCTTGCGTACGCACCATCGTGCGACCATCACCACCACTATAAAACACATTTCGATCATCGGTGATATTGTTCCACACAGTGCCATTCTGGCTCGCTGCAAAAACAGTGCTGACACCAGTGCCTGCTGCCAATGTATTGTTATCATTTGTAACGGCGGAGGTGGTCAAAGCCAAACAAGTTTGCAGTTGGAGTTTGGTAGACAAATCGTAAATATTGACATACCCACGCCGGTATCCAAGGACACTACTAAAATAATTACCACCGGCGATTCGATTACCATCACTACTTATGGCGCTACCCCACCCAAAATTGGTTAGTGGATCGGCACCAGTGATAATATATGATGCAGTAGAAGTGACATTGCCACTCGCGGGCCAGCCGGTGATAGCATTCCGATCAAAGACGGCTAACAAGCCCGGGTTCAGAGTACTGGTAAATGCGGGACCCACTAATAAACGAGTACCAGCTGTATTAAAATGCATACAAGCGCCAAATTGTGCAGTGAAACTAGTCCAATCATAATAGGCACTCCATATACTATTCGTAATAATGACGGGTGTAGTGCCATTTGCACTCGGCCATTTCTTAGCAGCATAATTGTATTCAACTAAGTAGACACGGCCGCCACTGCTGTTGTTACCAGTAGCAGCAATAGCGAGTTTATCACCGGCTGCCGATATTTCTACGCCAAGTCCAAAAAAAGAATCCGTTGATTGACCTTGATAACAGACCGTACAATTTGCACTCGCGGCTACGCCAACGGTTGGAGATCCCGGCCAAGTACCAGTTGTATAGTTATAATGGATTACATAAGCTTGGCCATTACCAAGAGATGCTATATAAGTCGGTATGATTAATCTATCACCTGCGGCATTAAAGCCGACTGGGGCTGGCCAATCAGTACCTGTTGGCCAAGAACTTGTATAATATTGTGTGGCACACGCCGTCGATGAGCCACCATAAGTACCGGCCCATTGATCGGTTGAATAATCATAATGATAAATAAAAACATTCAGGGTGGATGCAGACGCATTTGGATAAGCGGTGGCTATTAACCGGTCGCCTTTACTGTTAAACTTCACAAAGGCCCCAAAATTTGGTGGCACCCCAGCACCAGTATAGGACCACGTTGGTGTACTTGGCCACTGTCCTGCAACACTATGGTAAATATAAACCACACCATAGCCAAAGTAATTTGGCAGCCCAATAACGAGCCTATCCCCCGCTGCATTAAAAGAAAGTGATGTCCCAAAATTCGTAGTGCCTGATCCATTTAAAGCAGGTGGTAAATATTTCACTGTATACATATCCGGCCATTTGTTCAAACTTATATCATAATCGTAAATATAGACAGCTGAATTACCCGATACATCACCGGGTGCTCCGATGGCTAAGCGTGTGCCAGCCGCATTGAAAGACATCGCGTAGCCCAACGATTGTGACGGAAATTCGCCGAAATACTGTTTCGTCAATTGTGGTCCGAGTTCATTTGTATTACTCACCGCCTGCCAATTCAACCCATCGGCACTCGAGACCAAGGCGGAGCTCGTGCTGGGTGTAACGCTATTACCACCTGCAACCCAGTTCGCGCCATTCCAATCAACCGCATTCGCTGACATTTGCCTGTCAAAAATATAGGCGTGCGGATCATAGGTAGCTGGTGGTGGCACAAAAGTGGTGAGTGCTCCACTCACGAAGCGGTCACCTGCCGCATTAATAGCAACTGGCTGACCCAACAGTCCATACTTTTCCGAATTGTCTGAAGATAGTGTATTGTTTTCTTGGGTCCACGTTAATGTGCTTGGATTATAGTTGTAAATATAGGTTTGCCCTATCGGAACATTGGCTGGTGCACCGACAATTAACCGTGTGCCGGTTTTATTGAGTGAGACAGAGTAACCAAAACGCTCAGATGTCTGGTTACCAGCAATGTTCGCTGTTAATCCCCAGCCTTGATTGTATGTATAATCGTAAATGTAAACGTGCCCAAGATCGGAATTGGTGCCAGTGCCATCACCCGGCGCACCGATTGCACAGCGGATGCCGGAAATATCCAGCGAGACACTATAGCCGAACATTTCGTTCAAATTAGCACCACTTAACATCTGATCGGGTATGGACCGAAAATTCAGATATCCATTGGTCGGCGCAGACAATCCCCAACAAGCTGAAGGTGAAGCATTATAATTAAAATCATAACTATAAACGACCCCATTTGAAAAAGAAGGGTCACTAATTAAGCAGCGGTTAGCAGCACCATTCATAGCAATACTGGCACCAAAATAATTGCTACCACTACCACCGGTATCTAACGTGGTAAAAAGCGATACTCTATTTACAGCCCATCGATTATTGTTAAATGAAAAATCATAGACGGCGCCATTACAGTTGCCGGGTAAAAGTGGATTTGAGCTAGGCGCGCCGACGAGTAAACGAGTGCCTTCGTCATTGACAGCCAATGCTGCACCAAAATTAATAACGGGTAGTGTGGAAGGTCTAGTTATGGTTTGTCTGTTTCCCCATTCGGATGAATTTAAGGAGCAATCAAATGTATAAACTCTGCCTGGGCTACCAGTTCCGTCATTTGGCGCCCCTACAACAATCCTTGTGCCATCGCTATTCAGTGTTACCGCTGTACCAAACCATTGTGGATTATTAGTTGCAGCACCCCCACTTAAATCGGCTGTTTTCAGCCACATATCACTATTCAACGAAAAATCGTAAATTGACACTAGACCGAAACTACTATCGGTGACATTATTTGTATAATAAGGTGAACCCACCGCAAGCCGGTTACCACTGTTATTTAAGGCAAGACTTGTCGCATAGCCTACATTGGAACCAGCGACACCATAAGAAATATCCACTCCATATCGCCAATTACCACTATCTAAGAGACTCCGTACGGTGTTGGTATTACGCTGCCAATTGATGCCATCATTACTGTAAGTGAGGGCGGTTTCACCGACTCCACCTGCGACCCAGACTTGTCCATTCCAGCCAACCGCATTACAACTACCATCAGCGAACGTGTGTGTTTTACTGGAAGATGAATTTACTTGCCACGTTTCACCATCGACACTATAAGCCAATGTATTATTCCCAGACGCCGAAACTGAACCACCTACAACCGTAAAATTTTCGGATAAACCTGACCCTCCACCGCCGCCGCCGCCACCGTCTACGCTAACAACTTCACCTGTACCTCTATTATAATATAAGGATTTGTAGTCAGTAAGAATACCAGTCTGAGTGCGAATGGGTTTCACATAGAAAGCATCGGGTTGATCTGAGACGGTATCCAGATTGTTACCTGTTGCATTTAAGATGATAGTGTTAGCGTGTTGATTTAGCGAACCGGCATTCGCACCGATGGCAATCGCATTTACACCTTGACCCGTATACCCAGCATTCGTGCCGATGGCAATAGCATTTATGCTTTGACCTGTATAGCCTGCATTTGTGCCTAATGCCACTGCGTTACCGGATTGATCATAGCGACCAGCACTATAACCGATTGAGACTGCATTTGAGCCTTGATTAATTTCACCTGCGTTATAACCGATGGCGACAGCATTTCCACTTTGATCCAAAAACCCCGCTTGATAGCCAATTGCTACGGTAAAAGCACCTTGGTTAATATAACCACCACCACCCCCTACTGCAATCGCATTGATGTGTTGATTAAACTGACCAGCTTGTTGACCAATTGCAACGGAATAAGCACCTTGGTTCGATTGACCGGCTTGTGCACCCATTGCTACTGCATAAGGGTTTTGATTCGTTTGACCTGCACCTGCGCCAACGGCAATGGCATTACAACGCTGGGCATACGCCCCAGCCAAGTAGCCGAGTGTAATCGCATTTGCACTCTGTCCAGTTTGCCCTGCACCGACGCCAATGGAAACCGCACCGCCTTGTTGATTATATGCTCCAGCTAAATAACCGAGCGCAACTGAATTCGCACTTTGATCATATGCGCCCGCGGCATAACCGATTGCGACTGAATTAAAACCTTGACCCGTTTGTCCAGCGGCAGTACCAAGGGCAATCGCATTTGCTTGTTGATTATAAGATCCGGCCGCATAACCGAGGGCAACCGAGTTGATACTCTGTCCAGTTTGTCCAGCGCTAGTACCAAGCGCAATCGCATTCGCGCTCTGTAAATAGGTGCCAGCCAAATAACCGAGAGCAATTGCATTGGAACCTTGACCCGTTTGTCCAGCGCTAGTACCAAGCGCAATCGCATTCGCACTCTGTAAATAGGTCCCAGCTAAATAACCGAGAGCAATTGCATTGGAACCTTGACCCGTTTGTCCGGCGCTAGTACCTAGTGCAATCGCATTCGCTTGTTGATTATAAGATCCGGTCGCATAACCGAGGGCAATTGCATTAGAACCTTGACCTGTTTGTCCAGCGCTAGTACCAAGCGCAATCGCATTCGCTTGTTGATTATAAGATCCGGTCGCATAACCGAGGGCAATTGCATTGGAACCTTGACCCGTTTGTCCGGCGCTAGTACCAAGCGCAATCGCATTCGCTTGTTGATTATAAGATCCGGCCGCATAACCGAGGGCAATTGCATTGGAACCTTGACCCGTTTGTCCAGCGCTAGTACCAAGGGCAATCGCATTCGCTTGTTGATTATAAGATCCGGCCGCATAACCGAGGGCAATTGCATTGGAACCTTGACCTGTTTGTCCGGCGCTAGTACCAAGCGCAATCGCATTCGCACTCTGATTTGATTGCCCTGCACTAGCACCTAGTGCAATCGCATTCGCACTCTGGGAATAGGAGCCAGCTAAATAACCAAGGGCAACTGCGTTGGAACCTTGACCGGTTTGTCCAGCGCTAGTACCTAGTGCAATCGCATTCGCACTCTGAGAATAAGTCCCAGCCAAATAACCGAGGGCAACTGCATTGGAACCTTGTCCCGTTTGTCCAGCGCTAGTACCAAGCGCAATCGCATTTGAGCTTTGATTTGATTGTCCTGCACTAGAACCAAGCGCAATCGCACCACCTTGCTGATTATAAGACCCTGCGCTAGCACCTAAAGCCACCGCATTCGCACTTTGACCTGTTTGCCCTGCATTTGCACCAATAGCAATGGCACCCCCTTGCTGATTATAAGAACCCGCCAAGTAACCGAGCGACACTGCGTTTACATTCTGTTGATAAGCACCGGCCAAGTAGCCTAAGGCCACTGCATTCGAACTTTGACCGGTCTGTCCTGCATTCGCCCCAAGAGCAATCGCATTTGCGCTTTGAGAATAAGAACCTGCCAAGTAACCAAGCGACACTGCGTTTACATTCTGTTGATAAGCACCGGCCAAGTAGCCTAAGGCAACCGCATTCGAACTTTGACCAGTCTGCCCTGCATTCGCCCCGAGAGCAATCGCATTTGAACTCTGACCGGTCTGCCCTGCATTCGCCCCGAGAGCAATCGCATTTGCGCTTTGATTATAAGAACCCGCTAGATAACCCACTGCGAGTGTATTCGGTTGCTGACTTATTTGTCCAGCACCTGTGCCAATGGCAACCGAATTTGTCCCTTGATTTGAAAAACCTGCATTGGCTCCAATGGCGACAGCATTTGGCCCTTGATTCGTTTGCCCACCATTGGTAACAATCGCCACTGCATAACTACCTTGACCTGATATTAAATTACTTGGCTGAAATGACCCTGCGCCAATACCGATTTTGTTTGTATTAAAATAGATATTATTCGGTTTTACAAAACCATTCAAACTTAATGTAGGCGTTGAATCGATCGTTTCATATAGTAAATTATTATTACCACCAAACAAACCATTTCCATTATTAAATTGCACTGAATTCGGTGGGCCACCTGGAGGATTAAGTGGACCGGTTGGACCTATTGGACCTGTATAGCCAGTATAACCAGTATAACCAGTATAACCAGTATAACCAGTATAACCTGTATAACCCGTATAACCCGTATAACCAGTATAACCAGTAAACCCCGTCATACCAGAAATAACGGTAACCGATACTATTACACTTGAATCGACCCCAGGTGGTCCTGTAGGTCCAGTATAACCAGTATCGCCCTGTACACCAGTTGGCCCAGTTGGCCCACCAAATATTGTATCACCTTTTGGTCCGACAGGCCCTTCAGGTCCAGCAGGTCCTGTAGGCCCAGTATAACCTGTACAACCTGTATGACCCGTAACACCTGTGTAACCCGTAACACCAGTGTAACCAGTGTAACCTGTATAACCAGTATAACCTGTATCGCCTTTTACCGTACAGCTGGCAGGACCACCGGGAATCCAAACAATCCCTTCATTGCCGGTTCGATTCCGACTATTATTTTGCTGCCAACTCATAATATATATATTTTACACTAAAATTCTTTATCAAAAACGCTTCTTTGTATGGCTAAGCTTCTTACTTCTATGTTTTCTTTCTCTCTATGGCTAGGCTTTGCATAAGCTAGATTTAACTCTTTAATAAATTCAGATGGCTGGATGGTGTTATTCAAAGTTTATTTTTTCGCGCTTTAAAAAAGGAACTGTAAAAAAGGCACCACAAAAAGATATAAAGTCTATAATAGAATACAACTATACCTATGCAACAAAAGAAAATACTTGCTGATTTCAAGCTGAAAGGTATTCCGGCTTTAATAATGTTAAATGAAGAACAGTTAAGTGCATTTATTGGTCTGGTGAATGATGCTTATTACTGTAAACAGCAGCCGCTATTGACTGATAATGAGTACGATATTTTGCGTGACTATATTCTAGATATGTATCCCGAGAATAAAGCCGCCTTAGCAGGTCATACACAATGCACTATCGCGGAAAAAAACAAAGTGACATTACCTTATGAAATGTGGTCGATGGATAAAATCAAACCAGATACGACGGTGCTGGAAAAATGGAAGCAAACCTATAGTGGTCCATATGTTTTATCGTGTAAACTCGATGGGGTGAGTGGGCTCTATTCTACCGAAGGTCCTAAACCGAAACTCTATACTCGCGGTAATGGCTTGGTCGGCCAAGATATTAGTCATTTGCTACCTTACCTCCACTTACCGAATATAAAGAATACAGTAGTACGTGGTGAATTTATTGTCAAACGGGCCGTGTTTAAAGCTAAATATAGCCAAGATTTTGCCAATCCCCGTAATTTTGTAGCAGGTATTATTAACCAGAAGAAGCCAGATGCTTTGAAATGCGCCGATGTTGATTTTGTCATCTATGAAGTATTACAACCGATAATGAAACCTTCATTGCAAATGGCTTATCTCTCAAAAGCTGGTTTTCAGGTTGTCCAATACCAGTTCACATCTACACTTTCAAATCAACTCTTATCCGACCTGTTACTGCAATGGCGTGCTGATTATCTTTATGAAATCGATGGTATTATTTGTATCAATGATGGTATTTACCCTCGCCAAACTGGTAATCCAGCACACGCCTTTGCTTTTAAAATGGTCTTGTCAGATCAAATGGCAGAAGCCAAAGTGGTCGGTGTCATTTGGACCGCGAGTAAAGATGGCTATTTGAAACCACGTGTGCAAATCGAGCCCTTACAGCTCGGTGGGGTGAGAATCGAATATGCCACCGGCTTCAATGCAAAATTCATTGTGGACCAGCAGATTGGTATAGGTGCTTTAATTCGCTTAACCCGTAGTGGTGATGTTATTCCACATATTGTTGCGGTCGTGCAACCGGCGGCGCAGGCGCAAATGCCACTTGTAGCCTATGAATGGAACGCGACCCGTGTGGACATTATGTTGGAAAATAAAGCCGATGATTTAACTGTCAAAGAAAAGAATATCGCTTATTTTTTCACCAATTTGGAGGTCGATGGGCTAGGTGCCGGTAATGTGAAAAAAATAATCGCAGCAGGCTTTGATACAGTGCCAAAAATAGTGGCGATGGCTGAGACGGATTTTTTAAAGGTCGCTGGCTTTAAAGAAAAAATGGCAGCGAAACTTAAAGCTAGTATTATCGAACAACTCGCCAAAGCTACTTTACCTGAATTGATGCACGCCAGTAATCTGTTTGGACGTGGTTTTGGTGTAAAGAAATTCAATCTGATTCTTGGAGCGGAGCCCTCAATCTTGACGAGTGAGCTAGGTGAAAAAGTAAAACGGATAAGTGCAGTTGAAGGAATGGCTGAAAAAACAGCAGAACAATTTGTGAGTCATATTTCTTCTTTTCTGGCGTTTTTAAAGGAAATAAACTTGACGGATAAATTGCAAGCGAAGCAGAACCAAGCGCAGCTGGACCAAGTGCATGAAAAAGCACACGCCCTCTATGGTAAACAATATATGATGACCGGCTTTCGTGATAAAGACTTAATTGAAAAATTAACGGCTCTCGGTGCCGAACAAGGAAGTGCGGTTAGAAAAAATACCTTTGTCGTTTTAGTCAAAGATACGGCAACGGATAATAATAAAACATCGGAAGCCAAATCCTTGGGTATTCCGATTCTCACAGCAGACGAATTTAAACTCAAATACAATCTTTAGAAAATTTTATAAATCTAATATATAATGTCTGGTGTCTCGACAATTGGCGAAGCTTTTTTGATACCACGTGATATTCTTTCCAAAGATGAACAGGCAGTCTATGATATGGTTCCGGAAGCAGAGAGAAAGATTCGTTACAAATGGTGGAGTATGCACGATCTTATGAAATACTATCATAATGGTTTATTGACATTGGAAAACGATGCGAATATTTTTGCCTTTCGTATTGATTTAACTGCACCTGAATTAACACAGAATAAATTCAGAGACAGTGGATTAGGTACTGGATTAGATACCGCAATGATGAGCTTGAATGATGTCACCAATGCCATTTCGCAGGTCATTACTGGCACACGCGAAAAATTAATAACACAACAACAAGAAACGACGATGAATGCGACGATGCGGCGCGGAGGAAAAAAAAAGGGGAAGAAAACACAAAAGGGTGGTGTATTTGACATTGTACCCAGTTTTATTGACCCCGCTTTTACACCGAGTGAAGCTTTCTCTGCGAAAAAACTAAAAAATGAATGTATGAATGATTTGGAAAAAGATATCTTTAATTCCCGTAATCGTATTTTTGTGGTGGATGGAAAATTACCAACCTATACGGCACCAGCATTGGAGGTCTTAACTGCGGCGGAAAAACAACTGGAAGATGAATTAAAAGCGAATGTGGCGGCTAATCCGAATATGCCACCAATGCCACCACAGGCAATTCCTTTACCCGGAATAGCTCAGCCAGTTAGTGTCGGTGGTCGAAGACGTAAGACGCGGAAGCTACGGAATAAGAAATCCAAGAGAGGAAAAACTAGGCGTGCATAGCACTTTTCAAAAAAGTGCCGCAAAACTGAACCGCACTTTTCAAAAAAGTGCCGCAAAACTGCACCGCACTTTTCAAAAAAGTGCCGCAAAACTGAACCGCACTTTTCAAAAAAGTGCCGCAAAACTGAACCGCACTTTTCAAAAAAGTGCCGCAAAACATTATAGGGAAAAAATGTTTATAAGTTTAAGTCTAATGTTTTGCTGCACTTTTGCTAAAAGTGCGTTTCATACTCCAAAATATTCGGCGGATCCCTTCGCAAATGCATATATAATTCTTTTTTTATACGTGAATACAATTGCTCACGTGTAAAATTTCCCCCCATTATTTTTTTCATATTGCGCGCATAGAGTTCCGAAAAGGAATCATCTGTTGCCATTCGACTCTTATTAGCCGTTTGCCAGCGAATAAATTCACCCATAAATGCGTTATCATAGAAATGCATTAATTTTGTAAAGGTTTCATTATCACACAGCACCCATTTTTCTTGAAAGATATAAAACGTGTTTTCTTTACTAGTAAACGCACGTATTGTTATACTATCATCTGTTATCGGTAGTTGTTTTTTTAATAGACTTGTGACCCCACCCACATAATCGCTGTCGAATAAAACAGTTAAATCAGCGGAGGTAACACGCAATGTCGCAAACCATTCTGCATAAGCCATCGCGTTCGGATACGCCGTATTTAACCAGTCTGTAATATTGAGTTTTTGTTTAGTGATATGAGCCCATTTCGAAATCTCCTGCATTTTTGTTTCAAGTTCATTGCATTTGGCGGCCAAGGTCAATATAATACCATACAAATCCCGTACACTAGGGGTATCTGTTGTTTCTTCACACTCTAATGTCCGTTCTCTCTTGCTTTTCGCCAAATATTGACAGGCAATAACGTGCCGATCAAAATACAATTTGCGCTGATAATTGCGCTGACAGTGATTACAGCAAAACATTTAAACATAAATTAATTCAAGAAATATACCACCAAATTGAAATCAATTTTCTATTAAATACTACCCTTAAACTATAAAATGGATTCCTTATGCCCGATATTGATTGTCTCTGTATTCAGCTCTCTCTGCCTACTTGGTATCTGTTGTAGTTGCAAAGAATGTCAATCTAAAAAAATCAATACTGTAATTCCAATTGGTGCCCTGCCGTATACGTTCATACATATGCCGCCAATTTATCAGGAAAACGTGCCACACGTGCCTTCATTTGATTTAGAGCCACCGCCTTTGTATAAAGCCAATTAACCCTTGCAGTTAATAATAAAATTGATTTCTATATAAGAATTATATATAAGAATTAATATATAAGAATGGCTGATCTCGTTGTTGGGTATGTATCCAGCGCACTTCTCTGTGGTTTCTGTGTCATTTTAGGAACGCGTTGCATTGAGTTTGATCTTGGGAAAAGGAATGAACCAGAACAAGAATATATCTTGATTACCAAAGAACATTATGAAATTATAAAAAAGAATCCGAATGTGAAAAAAATAATAGTTGAGCGACCACAGATTCGCCTCTATGAAGCACCGTTGCCGAGCTATAGTGAAAGTGAAAGTGAAAGTGATAAGCTACCATTAATTAAAGAACCGCAAAAAACAATTGAAGTTTTAAAATAAAATTGAATATGTATTTTTATTTTATAATAAAGAAAAAAGCTAAGAAAAAAATGGAATTATCATCCGAACAAACTCAAGCTATCCAAGTCTTTACCGAAGGTCGCAATATGTTTCTAACCGGACCGGGTGGCACTGGAAAAACAGCCCTCATTAAAAAGATGGTCGAGTTAGGTAAAGCCAATGGCAAAAAGGTGCAGGTCTGTGCGCTCACTGGTTGTGCAGCCGTTCTTTTAAATTGTCAGGCAAAAACAGTTCATTCGTGGGCCGGTATTGGCTTAGCGAACGGAGATGCCGATATGATTGTGAAAAGGGTTGCCACCAATAAATATAAAGCCGCTGCGTGGAAAAAAATCGATGTCTTAATCGTGGATGAGGTGAGTATGATGTCGCAAAAAATCTTCGAAATACTCGATAGCTTGGGCCAGTATGTACGCAAAAATAAACGGCCGTTTGGTGGTTTACAGGTGATCTTTTCGGGTGACTTTTATCAATTGCCACCGGTTGCACGTAGTGACGATGACCAAGAATCGACTGCGTTTTGCTTCGAAAGCCCCAACTGGACAAACACATTTGCAGATATTGTTCAACTAAAGAAAATCTTCCGGCAAACCGATGATACCTATACAGCGATCTTAAATCAAATCCGTGTAGGTAAACTTTTAAAATCCGCATTGACGAAATTGACCCCACATATTGGTAAAACCTTACCCGATACCTTTGTGCCGACCATTCTCTTGCCCCGCCGCCGTGATGCTGAGCTCATTAATGCGATGGAATTAGAGAAATTACCCAGTGAAAAAAAGATCTTTAAATTAACCAACGCAGAGATTTTGCCCGAGCAAGCGCAATCGAAACTGGCAAAACTGCAGCAGGCACAAACACCGACCATCAGTCCTGAACAACGAGAGATGGAATACACCTTTCTAACCAATAATATTATGGCTGACAAAGAAATTGTCTTGAAGAAAGGTGCACAGGTAATGTGTATTGCCAATATCGATATGGAAAGTGCGGAGCCGATTGTGAATGGTAGCCAAGGTATTGTTATCGATTTTGTCGGTAACTTGCCACTCGTGCACTTCAATAGTGGGGCACGTAGGACCGTCGGCTATCATACGTGGAATAGCGAAACCTACCCATCGATTGGTGTCAAACAAATCCCATTGATTTATGCGTGGGCTATTACGATTCATAAAGCACAAGGGGTATCTCTCGATATGGCACAAATTGATGCAGGTAGTAATATATTCGAATGTGGCCAAACGTATGTGGCACTATCGCGTATTAAAAGCTTGGATGGGCTCTACTTGACCGCTTTTAATCCACAAAAAATAAGAGTAAATAAGAAGGTACAGGAGTTTTATACAGCCTTACCTGTGTGTTAGGCATAGCCTAATTATAGAGGAGCTCAAACGCCAAGGTAAGTGACCAATCCATATAATTCAAATCAATAATTCGACCGAATTCATCAAATAGCGCAATATGTAGCCGCTGAATATCGACCGGTCCAAAATATTCTCTCGTGCGGTTCAGTTGTGTGCTTAACCCGGGATCACTGCTACTTTGATATACACCAAAATCTGCTTGTAATTCAGCCAAATTAAGACGGGTAATAATGTTGTCTTGTAAAATCGAGTTGGCATAGGTGACAATATGGGTTGGACCCGTATTTTTTTGATAATCATTAATCGAAATAAACGCATAACGCGGACCACATACCAAACAAATACCTTCGGTTACACAGCGTGCATTTTGCGAAGGATTCGCTACAGTATAGTGTGCATCACGAAACCCCAACTGCCAGCCTAGCCGCATTTGCAAATTGGCGTCGTTTGTTGCATTCCCATCGGCATCCACATTTAAGCGTAGAATAAAGCCGTCTGTGTATAAAACACCACCTTCTACGGCCGTAAAAAAAGCTTTTCCACTAATCCGGTCTAAACTGAATGTTAAATCTGCCGCGGTTAAATCCGTACCGGCTGGGTTAAGCGTGACACGTCCATTGGCGTCGAATGTCACCGGCACCGAGTTTAGAATTGTATCATTCATTGCCGTTTCAATAAAAGAGGCTTTGCTATTACTTGCCCACGATTGTTCATAATTGCCATCAGGTAAAGTCAAGAGCCAGCCTTGATCGACATTGCTTAAATCAACTATCACACACGTGGAATTTTCATTACAACGCGAGACTGCATAATAAGTGATAGGTAATTCAATCGAAGCCACACGTAAACTCACCACATTTTTTTGAATGGCCGGTAGAACGATATCATAATTGGTTGATTTGGAGCCATAATAGTTTGGGCGAAAACGTGAATCAATAGTGATAGCTTGTGTAATCGTCCGCACATTCAATGGGTTTATATAGCCGGGTGGCGCACTTTTCGATTCTAATGTCATCCGCCCATTTTCTATTTTTGATGTGCGGCCTATAATACGGTCTGGATTTTCAATAATAAAATTACTTCCTGCTTGAATTACTTGATGGACATCTTCCATATCAATATCGTTTTTCACACGCACTGTTATCGTATCGATAAAATTGATGATTTCCTGCTGTTTATCATTGCCTAAATACGGCATCGCAGCATTAAATTGTTTCAATAACCGTTGCTTGGAAAAGTCGACATCACTTGCACTATAAGGTTTGGATAAATGTAATAATTTTTCAATCTCTTTATTCGTATAGGAATCACTTTTCAAAATTAAAGCTTCCATTATATATTGAATCCTTAGTTTATTTTTTATATATTTAATTTTTAATATATTAAAAATTTTAACGGCCACACGAAGAACAACTGCCTGGTGGCGTCCGCATAATGGTTTGCATTGTAGTAGTTGAATGATTAAAGCGGGCCAATTTTGAACCTATTGTATATGCATTTGCATTTGCATTTGCATTTGCATTTGCAGTCGGTGTTGGTAAAGCCAATGCTGGTGCAATTTGTTTATTCGAATAAGTAAGAAGCATTCCGATTTTTTGCGGCATTTATATATTATGAACAGCAATTAACACCATTGGCTAATAGACCAATCGATTGTGTTTTATTACCAGCCACAGCGACTGATGCAATATTTCCCGTTTGTGTTTTTACTACACCTGCTTTCTTTCGGTTCAAATAGCGTGCGTAAGAATCGTGCTTCACATCAACGCCCTTACCGCCGGGACTACCCGCCCCCGGTCTATCACTCGTTAATGTGCTACGTAAAGAATTACCGTGCGTGGGGCGAAGCGATGGCTGCACTGCGGCTGAAACACGGTCACTCATTTGATTCCAATTCACATTGTTGCCATTGGCCAAAATTGCCGCTCCGCTCGTTAAGGCGCCTAGATTCATCGTATAAATTCCCGAGCCGGTTCGCACCTGCCCCCAAATGCGTTTTTGCGTAATATTCTGACTGGCTGTGGTATTGGCAACATTGACACAAGAAACACACGGCGTATTCGTCGTTAAAGTATAATTACAATTGCAAGACATTGCTATATATTTAATACATATTTTAAAACTAAAGCCACTTATAAGGTCCTTGCCCTTTAACCTCCACTTCGGCTTTCATTGGTTCAACATTGATGGCCGCGCGTTTACCAAAGACCACATAATCAAAGAGTTGAGGAGAGGCTTTTTTACCTATCAACCATCCCCAGAAAGATTGCGTTTTTTTCCGGTAGACCTTAAATCTGCCATTCTGCACATTCGATGTGGCGAGTGTTACAAATGCATTATCATTCTCTTCACTAATAACTGGTGTCAAATGCACTGTAAATTCGGTGGCTAAGGCATTCACATAAGCTGGTAGAGTAATTTCAACAAAGTTCATTTTGGCTTCAATGGTTGCCTTGCCACGATAATAGACACCAGCTTCTGGCCCTTCTAAACACGCGTGTACGAGATAGTTTTCTGTTTTGGTTGGATGGTCGATGACGAATGTTTTTGTTCCTGAAGTGGAATAGGTAATTTCACTTGTTCTTGTATTCCAGCATAAAGCTTGAGTTTGGGTATTGTCATTGCGAATCGGTTTGACAAATAAAGCATTCGTTGTCGTGCTATTTAAAGACGCATCGGTTGCATTCAAAATAATCGAATTCGCCGCTTGGCTTGTTTGCCCCGCCTGATAACCGATGGCGATCGCATATTGGCCTTGCCTATCATACCCTGCTTGCGCACCAATGGCGATCGCATTTGACCTTTGACTAATATTACCTGCCGAAGAACCAATAGCGATCGCATTCAATTGTTGATTATAATAAATAGTTTTTGTGTTCCCCACTAGTTTCACAATTCTATTACAAACCGAACCATCATAAGAAGTGTAATTACCTCCGACGATAATATTCGCGGATGCATCCGTCCTTATCGAAAGGACATACCCAGTGATACCGTTAATAGTGTCAATACCCGATCCCATATTTTCATAAAATGTTGTGTCAATTGTGCCATCTGATCGTAACTTAATAATATTACTACAGGCTGAACTATCATATGAAGTAAATTCACCACCGACGATAATATTCGCTGATGCATCCGTCCCTATCGCAAAGACAATGAAACCGCCGATACCCGAGCCCATATTTTCATAAAAGGTCGGGTCTATCGTGCCGTCCGGTCGTAACTTAATAATATTACTACAGGCCGAACCATCATACGAAGTGAATAGACCACCGACAATAATATTTGCGGATGCATCTACCCCTATCGCATAGACAACGCCATCAAAACCCGAACTCATATTTTCATAAAAGGTTTGATCTATCGTGCCATCGGGTTGTAACTTAATAATACCATTACACCCCGAACCATCATACGAAGTGAAATTACCGCCGACGATAATATTCGCGGATGCATCTACCCCTATCGCATTGACAATACCTGCGCCACCGCGAATACCCTGACCCATATTTTCATAAAACGGTTGGTCAATCGTGCCGTCCGGTCGTATCTTAATAATATCACTACAGCCTGAACCATCATACGAAGTGAAATTACCGCCGACGATAATATTCGCGGATGCATCAACCCCTATCGCTTTGACATAACTACCGACGCCAACAATCCCAATGCCCGAGCCCATATTTTCATAAAATGTTTTGTCAATCGTACCATCGGGTCGTAACTTAATAATATCACTACAGCCTGAACCATCATACGAAGTGAAATTACCGCCGACGATAATATTCGCGGATGCATCTACCCCTATTGCGCTGACAGATCCACCACTACCAAACCCCGAACTCATATTTTCATAAAAGGTTTGATCTATCGTGCCGTCAGGACGTAACTTAATAATACCATTACAACCCGAACCATCATACGAAGTAAAAGTACCGCCGACGATAATATTCGCGGATGCATCCAGTCCTATCGTTAAGACATAACCGCCACCAAATCCCGATCCCATATTTTCATAAAAGGTCGGCTCAATCGTACCAGAATTAATTACCGCACTTCCGCCCCCCGCTGCATTACCAATGGCAATAAAGTCCGAAACACTTGTAATCGCTACACCTCCTTGAAAATTGATAGTATTCGGTTGTAATGTGCCATTTAAAGTCAGTGTCGTCACACTATCGTCATAGAGCATATTGGAACTGCCTCCTAGGCCACCCACACCATTATTGTATTGTACTGAATTGGTTGGGCCGCTTGGATTTCCGGCAGGGCCGGTTGGGCCTGCAGTGCTTTGCACGCTACCATCTTGAAAAGTAATACCACCCCCTACACCTTGGGTTAATATTAAATTTTGGCATTCAACAATATTATTATTGCTCATATTTAAATCGCCTGTCGCGGGATTTCCGGCTTTCAAATTTAAAGCCGTTTGCACTGGCTGTGAGATATAGGATGAACCTGTATATTCCGCCATTTATATATTATTCCATTTTAATTCTTTGTGAGAAGTAACTGCACATCATTAAAATAGGTATTATTGACCATATACAAGCGAACCCATAATGACGGCACATTGCTCCGCTGAAAGCAAAATTGCAGGGTGGTACCATTTATAGCAAAAAACGATGGCTCGACGCCATCACTATACCAATTCACCTTATCTTGGCTAAATTGGATAACAAACATTGGTGTTGTGGGGTTTGGTGGTAATATGTCGCAGCTACCCAGAAAGGTCGCATTGCGGTAGCGATCAACACCAGTTCCCAGCGAAAAAGCAGGTAAAACGTTGCCACTCGATACTAAAATATTCGATGAAATATCGGTCCACGCAGAATCTTTATTGGCATTCGTATCTAAATTTTGTAGGGCGCTATCCCCACTTTCCCCTGTATCTTGAAATCCCGAGTCAAATGTATTGCTACATAGATTAGTACAAAGTGTGGTTTGAATACTATCAATTGGTGTAGATACAGTTACAGGGTAACATAAGCCTGCCCCATCTTTTACATCGGTTAAGATGGTGTAACTTTTGGCCACGTCGACATAACCACTCGAGATATCACACGTTTGATTTATTATGGTGTTACGATTGTATTTTTTGCCATTATTTTTCACAGGATTACCCGTGTTAAATTTTTGCACATTTTGTTGTATTTCATTATATATTACTTGTTGTCTTTTCTCACTAGATAATTCACTCGCTGATAGGATACTCTTAGTCGAATCAAAACATCGTGTATTGGCCATTATTATATTGTCTATATTTTATTCTATTCTATTCTCTATTCTATTCTGTATTTTATTCTATATGCTATATATAAAATGGGTGCGGGTGTTTTACCAGTTGCCATTCATCAGGGGCAACTTTATTTCCTCTTTGGTGAAGAGGCGGATGAACATAAATGGATTGATTTCGGTGGTGGTGCAAAAAAAGGCGAAAGCCAACTACAAAATGCCGTACGTGAAGGATGTGAAGAATTAAATGGTTTTTTTGGGAGTTGTAATGAATTCAAGCAGCTCATTCAATCCAATTTGGTATTGAAATTGAGTTTAGAAACCTATACATCTCTCCTCGTGCAAGTTCCATATGACCCCAATTTACCATTTTACTTCAACAATAACCATAAATTTATCAAATCCCATCTACCGAATTTGGTTTGTAAAAATGGTTTATTTGAAAAACGGCAAATAAAATGGATGACCTATTCCGATATTCAGCAGAAACGGTCTCAATTTCGGCACTATTACCGTCCGATGTTAGACCAACTGAAAGAGAGCGAAGCCATTTTGCGGAGTGCAATGATGCGATGATGCGGAGTGCGATGATGCGGGGTAGAATGCAATAAATATAATAAAAGTATTGTATAAATAATGTCTATTTATACAATAACAGATTTCACCCTTTTCAAACAAGATTTCAAAGTCAGTAAGGCCGATAAATTAGAATATGGAGAGATTTATACCCCCTTTTCTCTCATCAATCAAATGTTAGATTTATTTTCACCCAGTGCGTTTCTAGACCCCACCAAGACTTGGTTGGATGTCGGCGCAGGCCGTGGCTATATTTCAATGATGGTTTTTGAACGATTGAATATAGGATTGGCGCCCTTACTCCCCGATGAAACTGAGAGAAAGACACATATCATCGAAAAAATGTTGTATTTTATCGAATTGAAAGAAAGTAATGTCGTGCATTTACGCGAGATGTTTGGCGCCACGGCGAATATTGTCCAAGCCGATTTTCTCTCCTCTGGTGCGCTTGATAAAAGTATAAATTTTGATTATATTGTTGGGAACCCCCCTTATAATGCACACGGTATGAAAAAGGTGCCAACTAACACCGAACGGGATAAAAAAAAGGATGGAGCCACCATATGGTCAAATTTCATCATCAAATCTCTCGACTTATTACAGCCACATACAGGCCAACTCTGTATGATTGTGCCAGTACTCTGGCTAAAACCGGATAAAAGTCGGCTCCACCAGTTCTTGATGCAATATAAAATAGAGAAAATTCACTGTCTCTCGACGAATGAAACCAATACTATTTTTAAAGGTGAAGCGCAAACACCTACGTGTTTTTTTCTTTTGACAAATAGTAAAAAAGCAAATACAAGTATTCACCTTTATGATAGCCAGCGGCACGCTTATGTTGATTTCTCGCATACAACTGGTAAACCGTTGCCTTTGTTTGGTTCATATATTATCCAAAAATTACAACCGTGGCTCCTGAAAGCCGGCCCTTTACACGTTTTAAAATCCAATATGCCTTCGAAAAAAAGCCAATTCACTGAATTGACCTATAGTAGCACTGACTTTCCTTTTACAAATATCACGACCTGTGTTTTAGAAGGGCTACAGCCAGTGCTCTTATTAAATTATAGTGATATACCACAGGCTTTTCACGGTCAAAAAAAACTCGTCTTGGCGCATAAAATGTATGGTTTTCCCTATTTTGATAAGCACGGCCACTATGGTATTGCGAACCGTGATAATTATGTCTTACTAGGTAAAACTGATGCCGAATTCGAACAGCTCGCCGCCTTTCTCTCCACCAAATTCGCCCTCTATCTCTTTGAAGCCACACGCTATCGGATGCGCTATCTAGAAAAATACGCCTTTGAATTTATACCCGATATAACCCGTTTACAAGGCTTTCCGAGCACTCAGGAGATATCGGATGAGACGGTTACCGATTTTTTTGGCCTCGATAAAGCCGATAAAACCCATATTAAGGCGCTGCATAAGAAGAATTATCTACGCTTTCTCTAGGATAATATATTTCGATAATATAAATGGACTTGTTGGCATCACTCAAAGGAAAATCGAAATCATTAATTAGTATGTTACCGAAAAATAATGCGCCAGCCGGCACTAGTAATAGTGGTGTGCTTGGTCGCTTTATATTTATGGATTTCTGCAAACCAGCGAAGGTCTATTTTCTTTTGGCTATTCTCTCATTGATTTATTTCGTCTCTATAGAGCAAGGGCTCGTCTGGTTAATTGCAAAAGCCCTTTTATTTATTCTATGGACTTTTCTCTTAAATAAATTGTGTACTTCTGGTAATAAAGCGATTGCGTGGCTATTGGCTATTATCCCACAATTTATTTTTATGATTTTTTCTATCCGATCGTCTCCGGCTAGTAATCCTCATCCAATTTCGACATATTCCGAAAATTAAATAAAATAAAATTGAATTTAATCTCTCATTATCAATTTTATTATACCTTAATATGCTGACCTTAACTACCACACGCTTTAATACGAAAACGTGGAATGATCGTGAGCGCTGGCTGGAGAACAATAAATGGACTGGTGCAATTTATGGCACACCTCGGCGAGCAACACAATCGATACACGGCACAATGATTGTCTTGGAAATGCACAATGACGAGAATAAAGTGAAGGCGATTGGCTTAATAAAACCGCAGGCAATGGAGACCGATAAAAGCCATCAAATTTACGGGGACCGTAACTATAACCGCTATATCTATAAAAGCCAATACCGTCTGGTTTTAGACCAGATTGACTTATTACCAATTGAGAGAAAAATAATAGCTATTTTCAACCAGCTATTATTTAAAGGCGCGTGCCACCTGAAACGTGGACAAGGTATTATGGCAGTTCCCAAATGGATTATGCAAAACAAGCAGATCGATTTTTTGAAACATTTTAAAGTATTGTTAGCCAGATATTTTAAAGATCACGATGTATAAGGATCACGATGTATAAGGATCACGATGCTATACAGTAGATGTCATCGACTCTTGGATAGGCGCTTCTGCTGTTGTTTCCAGCTGTTTCAATGATTTACTACTAAATTTTTCTGTCATACGCACCCAATTTTTCGTGATTTGTGGCACCGTCATACCATACGTATTACTAATAATCGCAAAAAGCCCATTGCAATAGGCACGTAGTTTATCATATTGATTAAGCTGCTCTATCACCTCAGACACATAGAGATCTCCATCTGCTGTAATGGCTAAGAGTCGGTTAAAGAAGTCAATACCGACCGCACTTAGCAGCTCATACACATTCAATAATTCGGTATTTTTTTGTCGTATTTTGTCTGTGCGGAAAATATGTGCGGATAATTGCTCCTTCGTCATTTCTCCCACAATATATTTGACCCGCTGTTCTTTAAAATCACGCATACGCTGTATGTGTTCACGTGTTTCACGCACATCATTGTTTGTAATGTTTTCTACAATACGATGAATTGCGCGTAATATATCCGATAATTTATCCACGGTATATTTTTCATTCGGGCAAAGAAGTTGTCGGTTTGTAGTCATTTTATAGATAACGTGTGCATTCAACTGCGTCCGCGAACAAATACCACCACACGGAACATCACCGGGTGCGCGAGGAGCAGCCCCACCAGTTAAGGTTCGCTGATATTCTAGCCAATGCGGATTATGTAAGCGATCATTGACAACTTTACGACCTGTATTCCAGTCAAACGCCGTATGACATCCGGTGCACCACATTTGTGAGCACCCTTCTACTCGATAAATGCGGTTATGACAGCCGGGGCATTGCTTCGTCTCTTTTTTAATCGCTTGTGCACTGGCTACATTATTTGGATCACATACGTGCTGATGTTCACCTTCCGTTTTACTAAGCCCAATCACTTCGTGGCATTCGTGGCAGGCGAACATTTCACAAATACCGCATTTGTACTGTGTCGACAACATACCATTGCAATTGACAGCAGGACAAGGCATAAAGAATACTTTCTTCTCTTCTTTATCTACCACATTGCTAGCGTTCTTGATACGATTGGCTAAACGGGCTGATTCATTGATTTTGGTCTGAATCTTATCGAGCTCAACTCTTTGGCGTAAATATTCTTTCCGAAATTCATCTGTTATAGCGTCTTGGTTCTTCCCTGCCTTATAGCGCTCCGCATCCGGCATCGTCTCGGCGATTTTGCTAAGCTCGATATCACACAGAAATTTTTCCCGATGAGGGCGATAGATATCGCTCAACCACCCTTTTCGCAGGTTCAACATAAATTTCGCCGACCAATTCGCTTTGCAATGCATACAATGTGGCTCATTCACACTGGTTAACAAATAGGCGCGGATGCATTCTAGACACGCTTTATACTTGCAGCCCGCTTGCTCGCACTCAATAGGCAAATGCGTGCTTTTATTATAGGGTTCACAGCAAATACTACATTCTTCGATGTCTTTTTTCGCCGTAGCAGCCGCCGACATTTTACTAACTGTTGAGATTTTTTTTCCAGTTTCCATTCTCGTTAATTTCTCGGTTTAGAGTTTACCAATACCTACGTGACCTAAACAGACTTCAATTTTTTCTAAAAAACTTTCACATTTGTCGCTTAAAAAACGGAACCGAGAAAAGAGAACCAAAATAAGAATTTAAAAAATAATAGCGTTTTATACTAAGATGGCAGTTGCGCAAGTGAATACTGATATAAGTAATTATACGATAAATGATATTTTATCGATTTTTAATATAGTGGACCCAACTGTATTCAATGTCACGGATGTAGCGAATTCACTGATTGCCAAAATGAAGATAGATGGGAAACCCGAGATGATGGCTTTTTTTGCTCAAGCGCGTGATAAAGTATTGGGGTATTTACAAAATCTCGGTAAAGAGCCTCTAGAAGGGGAACAGACTGAATCGATTGAAGAAGTTTGGGCTTCTGATAATACCTTTCAAGATAAAAACCCAAATAATCCTGCACTTTATTTTGATGATGGGTCGCATATTACCGTCGAACAAAGAGCTGTAAGACAGACGATATCGTCGGAACCGATTTTTGCCAGACATCTCCTTGTTATCGATAGTCAATACCGCTCAAGTATTTTACCCTATAGTACTAATCCACAGTCCAATGCATTTAACACCAGTTTTTCTTTTAACTTGACGAGTCAAATAACGAAAGCGACTTCCATCACATTATATTCTTATTCTATTCCGACCTCGTGGAATGCTTTTAGTGCTCTATCGGGTAATACATTTTTTATCTATAACGGTGTTATTATAATAATACCTGATGGTAATTATACGCCGCAAACCATTGTAGACGCCATTAATTCAGTTGCCCAACAAAGTATTTCAACAGCTGGATTACTTGTTAAATACAATAGAAGCGCCAACCGAATTACCTTTACGAATACAGATCCTTTGCTGGATACAGTCACTGCTATGTTTTTTATTCAATCCAATACTGTTAATTTTACAAATTGCGGGAGTTTTGTGTTATCGAATTTTCAAACATTGAGTATAAACTCGACGCTCGGTTGGTTGCTTGGATTTCGGACAACACCAAATCTCACAACCGGTAATGTTGAGCTATTTTTAGCGCCCAATGTAGAAACTTTTGCGGAAGTTGCACCACAGACCTATGGGCCCACTTATTTCACTTTATCGGTCGAAGATTATAGTAACCAGCGGTTAACCAGTGGACTTTACAATATTACTAATACGAAAAGGTTGGCCAATCTAACTGTGCAGGATTATTATAATAACGTCAATGTGGCGTGTAAATTGAGAGAAGGTTCTTTAACTCAATCTCAAATTTATTCGATTAATGCCCTTATTGATAATAATAAAAGCACAACCGCTTTTGGGTTTAATAATACTTTATCAGGTCCGACATCGAGCTCGACGTTGGCAGTGATACCTTTGGTGGATATTAACTCTATTCGTCCCGAGCCATATATTAAGTTTGGTGCGGATTTGGCTCTCAATAAACGTAATTATGCTAGGCCTACTGTTTTGGACCGCTTTATTGTAAGTTTGAGAGATGATAAAGGTAATTTGGTGAATTTATATGATAATGACTGGTCTTTTTCTTTACTTATAGAAGAGCGGCTGAACTAATTAACATAAGATGGTAGTGTTAGTGTATTTAATAGAAGTGGTTTTTCTATTTTCCATTCGACCCGAAGGGGGACCGTTGCAGCCGCCGGTGATTTACTGGTCCAATGCGATTTATTTAAAACAATATATAATTTTTTGAGCCGATTGATGAGGCCACCACTGTCACGCGGAGGCACGTGTTTGACGGCCCATTCAAATTGGAGTGCTTGGATTTTGGTCTGAAAGCCGTGTACGAGACAGACGTGTGTCCACCCTGAGCCCTTGCTTTGTGTATATTTGGCGCCGCCGCTTATTTCACCATTATGTTTGCGTAGGCGTTTCACAGGGTCAGGTGAGACGCCTGCATAAGTATAACCTTTATTTTGAATGATATAAAATGCCCATATATCATTCGATGCTGCTGCTTCGCTTGCTGCTTCGCTTGCTGCTTCGCTTGCTGCTTCGCTTACTACTGCGCTTACTGCTGCGCTTGCTACTGCGCTTGCTAGAGCCGCTTCGCTTGCTGCTTCGCTTGCCATTTCATTTACGCCAGAAAATAATTACCAATGCAAAACACAAATACCACGTTCCACAACCAAAATACTTGCTAATCTGAATGGTTTTTTCTGGTGTTTTATCGTTTTCGACAATTTTTCGCCAAATATTTAATGTCGATGTTTCGTCCTGTTTATTATAAATCACTTCCTGATAACCCAGATGAATACATTGCATAGAACACAATACAAAAAGCAGAATCAAAAAAATCCATTGTTTACTTGTTGTTTTCTTCTTATTACTCATAAGTAAAGCCCAGATAACCACAATGACTTTTACTATATCGCTTACGTGATCATAAATATCGCCGAATTTACTTATCATATTGTATTTTCGCGCTAATTTACCATCCACACAGTCTAAATAATATGCAACCAGAAATAGGAACGCAGCGATTTTATAATTCCTAACAAGAATTTGTTGCGCTGAAAAGAGACCAAAAATAAGACTAAGTGTTGTTACCGCATTTGGTGTAAATCCAATATTGTAAAATAGATGCAATTGCGTATTAATCAATTTAAACAAATGGATATCAATCGGACATTCGTGTTCATCCGATAATTTATTTACCATATCGGAATTTATAAAATAGAGAGAATTTAAATCTCTCAAAAATTTGCTTTTTCAGGTTTGTTTTTCGGAAATCGATTTTGGACATTTTTGGAATGTCCATTTTTCAAAAGGCCCGCCTGACCCTGTAGAAAAATGGACCAAAAAACGAGTTGTGACCATTATGCTCTCATTTTCGAACTGAGGCTAAAAATGTTGTTACCATCACTTTTTTAATAATATTTTTAAAAAACTATTTAGGCATTTTTTATATATCCATTTAGAGTATAAATGAATATTCAAATTAAGCCAAAAAATGCCGAAAAATTCACTTGCGAAGATTGTGACTTCAAATGCTCTAAGAAAAGTAATTTTAATAAACACCTCTCAACCGATAAACACTTATTCAATGTGAATGGATATAAAACGAATATCTATAAAAGTAAAAAAGATCCCAATTCAGAAGAAAACTTTATTTGTCACTGTGGAAAAGAATATAAATATTATTCTGGGTTGTGGAAGCATAAAAATAAATGCGACTTTAAAGAAATACCGGAGGTTGTTGATGATAAAAAAATGATCGATTTATTAATCAATGAAAACAAAGATTTCAAAAATATTATTTTAGAACTGATGAAGAATAATGGAGACCTACAAAAGCAAATGTTGGAGGTCTGTAAAAACAGCAATAATACAAACATCACACACAATAACAATAAAACCTTTAATTTGCAGGTCTTCTTGAATGAAACGTGTAAGGATGCAATGAATTTGATGGATTTCGTCAATTCGATGACCTTGGAATTCTCCGATTTGGAAGATGTGGGGAAGCTCGGTTATGTCGAAGGGATCAGTAACATTATCATTCGGAATCTCAATGCATTGGATGTACATAAACGACCGATTCATTGTAGTGATGCCAAGCGAGAGATTATGTATGTGAAGGATGATAATGTCTGGGAGAAGGAGACAAGCACCTATGACCGCCTCCGCAAAGCGATTAAACGTGTCACCTATAAAAACAGTTCAATGTTGGCCCCGTGGAGCCAGAAGTATCCGGCCTGTATGAATAACCAGCATCATTTAAACGATGTCTACGTGCAAATGATGAGTCAAGCGATGGGTGGGAAAGAAGAATTCGTCGATAGTGAGAATAAAATAATGAAGAAAATCGCCAAGGCCGTCTTGATTAATAAGATGTAGCTTTTTTCGCTTCATTATGTTCGAACTGATGATTTCTAATTTTCAAAAACATTATTAACCCAATAGCAAAAATTAAAGTGGAAAAAGCATAGATGGTATGTGGGATTATTTTCAGTGAATTATGTTTAAATACATATTTATTTATTTTATAACCAATACCAAACCCAATGCTATTGAAGACCACATCTAATGCATCGTGACAGTTGCTGTAAAGTTTTTCTGCATATTCAAAAAAGACACCTAGGATCAGAGTGGGGAAGAATAAATCAGGACAATAAAATCCGATAATGATGTATAAAAAGATGTGGGTAAAAGCCCATACGGAAACAAGACAGTCTTTTTTCTCTATTTTCGCTCGCTCTTCAGGTGACCCAGTTTGATCACTTTCGTCCGTCATACCATAATAATTTTTTCCACGGGTGGATGTTAAGAAACTGGTAATCGGTGAATTACAGGAATATAAACATTCGTGTGTATATTTATAAAGGCCATCTCGGTAAGAATGTTTTTTCACTAATAAGAAATTGATTACAAATAAAGCGGAGGTCGAAATAAAAGCAATAAAAGCTACTATTAAATATTGGTTAAATTTTGATACATTATACATAATAATATATATTTATATAAAGTAATAAAAGAAAATAATAAAGGGCACTACTGACACAGCCTTTCAATATAAACACAAAAGATATAAAAGGATAGGGATAGTTTTGTATAAAGATGTCAACTAAAGAAGAAGTGATGAAAAAATTGGAAGCCGAAGGGATGCAGAAAGTGAAAGAACTAAAACAAAAGAAAGGTGGGGTTATTTTACTCGAAAAAGAATTGATGGCCATAATGCAAAAAGGCGCAGATGAATTTGAAGAAAAAGTGGGACGCAGTATGACTTATGGAGAGATGCGTGAAATGTATGGCTGATATATATGGCTGATAAGCTAAGTGAATTTACAATAAAATCTAAATTGTTTTATTGTAAATGAGAGAAGGAAAAGATGACTTCAACTGCTTACAATCGTGTGTCGGAGGATTCGCTCCTACAAATCAATATGCTGACAGAGGATATGAAAGATTTTCCCGAGATATTGGCGGCGGAACTCAAGCAAACGGTTCTCGGTCGTGAGGATTTCTATTATGGATATGTGCTTTTGCCACATCGCTTCACTGATGAAGATGTGATAAAGACAATGAATTATTGCGACCCACCGGATAAGTATTTTTCGCAATTGACGGCGCAATTGAATTTAGATTTAGTGTGGTATGATGAGGTCGGTCGGAATATAATGGTATGGAGTGAAACAAAATCAAAGACGGATATAGCTTTATGGGCGATCAACCGCTGGCTCGAAGTTGATCTGCAAGTAAAAAAAGGACTATCCGAATGATAGTTTTAATAAAGATGATTAGAATAAATGTTTTTTAATTTTATATGACTTTATATAAAAGATGGAGGTTGATGAACTTTCAAACACAATACTGGATGAACAAATAAACATTAAAAATATATCTTTGAATAAAATGTTTTTATATACCGGGCAGTTGTTTCCTCTAAATAATGCAATAAATAATCAAACAATTACACTGGATAATGCTATGACATATTTAGATGATATTTACAAGCAAAGGGCTGTATCTGGAATTGATATTAACCATGATAATGAAACGGTTAATGAGGTTGTTTTAACTGGTGGATTTGATGCATTAAAAACATACATTGAAACAAAACGAGATGGTGATTTGAAAACATCTTTACTAAATTCTTTACATTGTCTGGCTTATGCAGATAAAATACATAAAGAAAACGGTAACACTTTATTTTTGAATCCATTTTTTTTCTCTTTTCATCGCGCCTTTATTGGACCGGATGGGGTGCATGATTTAAAGCCACGTGGAAATATAAAAGGAAAATTATGGAATGTACTTGAAAAAAATAAAAAAGACTATAAACAACAACTAGATTTATATAATGCGATATTGAATACTTGTATAAAACCAAAAGAAGGTTGGAGTGATGATATTGGTAAAAAATATTTGGATAAGTGGGAATCAATGACGGCGGAATCAGGGCACGCTATGATTGATCATTCTGTTAATTCTCATCGAATATTTGCCAATGTAAAAATACCACAAGCCAGAAGTTATGTGCAAATAGATGATTTTAAAGAAAACCAAAATGAAAATTTTATATCTCAAGTAGGGGATTCAAGTAATATGAAAGCACCAAACGGACAGACATATAAACAATTAAAAAAACAAAAACAGGGTGGTAAAAAAAATATTGACAATGATGACGATGAGGATGATGAAGATAGTGGAGATAGAAGTGAGTTTGATGATAAATTTATTGACGCAATAAAAAAATTATTCAAGAATCAAGCGGCAGGTTATGGGGTTGTTGATTGCGCTGGACCCAATACGATACAATTCAAAGAGATCATAAATCAAGGTGAATTAACATCCATTGTATCTGGCACATTAGATTCTAGCTCAGGATCTAATAAAGGGTTAAGTCTTCATCTGAAAACTATAATGGAAAAACTAAATTATAACCCTTCAGAAAGTTTATGTATTTTATTACCAGAAGCAAGCATAAAAAAAGGACAAGGAATTAAAGAAGTCATGCAGAAGATTGTTATTAGTGAAGAAAAGATTGATGATTCGAGACAAATGACAATGACATTTGAAGTGTGGAAAGCACCTTCATTAGTGCATTGTCCACAAAAGGATAATGATAGATCGGCTTTGGTAACTATTGCAGATGATGATAAATGCCCAGGTGTAAATGAAACCATTCAATATATTTTTTCAGAATATGGTATTGAAAATAAAAGTATTCTAAGTAATTTGTCCAAATGTTTATTTGGTTGTGGAGGCATTAAAGATTTAAACGCGGATATAGAAACTATAACATTTTTAACAAAATACAAAAAAGCATTTGAAGAATTAGATCTAGAAAAAGAAATGAAAGAAATTGGTGGCTGTTTATTTCGTGTTAAAACGATGGGAGATTTTTATCGACTAGCAGATACGGCTTTAATTAAATATTTAAGTGAAAATTCTCAAGCGATTCCATTACCAGCAATACTTGGTACGTGTGATGGTTATAATGCAATTAACGCCTATGCTTCCAATAACTTTCCAACTATCTACGGGAAATCAATGAGCGGGTTTTCGTGTTATTCACCGAATGTATTGACGCCGGAACAATTGAAAATACAACAACAATCATTAGAATATACTAAACAGAAAATAGAAGAAGAAGAAAGGAAAAGATTTTTTGAAATTTTGGATCTTTATCATACTAAATGGGCTCGTAACGAAAGTAAAATAAAAAAATCTTATGCATACTTGGAACAAATGGAATTCAATTTGACCATATTGAAAGCGACAATAAGAAAATATGGTAAATATATTTATCATATGGAAATGATTGGTAAATTTGGAAAAATAAGAATAGGTGACATATACAAAATAATAGAGAGTGATACTAAGTCTAGAGGTAATGTTATAGAAGTACAAAAAACAATGTTCAATACGAATAGAAAATATTTTTTGGATTTGGCATATGAATTAAAGAATCTTTTAATAGAAAATATATATTTATTTTTTGCTTTATATTACTTGAAAAACTTTTATTTGGATAAAATTGACGAGGATGTGTTTAAGGGTTATACTGCAGGAAAAAAACAGCTTTTCCGAACGGTTGATTTAAAGCCTTTAATTGCACTCAATGAAATGCCACTTAACCCTGAATTTGATTTTGCATATAATATTGAATTAGATAAACTCGGTGATTTTTTTGAAGCGGATGGAGAGGATTGGAAAGATAATGTCAATGTGGCTTTATTTTATAAAACAAAAATAGCATTGGGCATAAAAAAAAAAGATAAAGGTTTTTTGAAAAACGAATATATTAAAAAAGTATTGATAAATATTGGAAAGCAAGCAAGTGTTTATGATACATTTAATTCTTTATATAAGTATCGTTATTCTATAAGAATAAACGAATTAAATACTGATAAATCCAATTTGAATATAGATGATTTGTTTATACCAATTGTAAGTGTAGATGATCGACCTGATTCAAATATAAATGAAGAGGTATTGTCGGGAATAATCGTGGCAATAGATCAAACTGGAATTGAAATTGAAGGTGGGGGTAATTACGAAGAAAATTTATTAAAAAAATTAGAAAAGAATGCTTATGTGATAGATGTAATATCGTGTGAAAGTAATATATCCGGTGGTACTCGTGGTGCAAAACCGGCGATAGATAAATTAATAGATAATATAGATGGAATCAATAATGCCAGTGAAATAACTGATTTAATTTGTTATTTAAAAAATCGAGACGAAGAATCCATAAATTACATAACGACAGAGAATAATTTAATTCTAATTAACCGTTTGAATCATCTGAGACCATCGCCGGCGAGGACAGAGCGAATAAAAAAACTAATGGAAGAAGCAGATAATTATAATAAATTAATCATTTTATCAACTATGTTAGGGATTTATAAATTTTGGATGTTAAACACTATCAAACAAATTATATTGCCAGAACAACCATTTAAATTGTCCAGAATAAAAGAGATAAAGACATTAACAGATGAAGTTGATGATTTCATTAAAAGTAAAGATTTTATAACTATATGTGAAATATATCGTATTTATGGGTTAATGATGGGGTTTATTCGCAACGGGTATGTCTTGGAAAATAATTTTTATGGAATAAAAGAAGATACATTAGATTTTATTCATGAAAAATTTACGGAAGGAAACGATCCCATTCGGCATATAATGCCAACAATTAACGTTATAATAAATGAAAAAATTAAATTATTTTTATCGGAGGACGAAGATCTCAAATTATATAATTTTAATACTGATTCTAAAAAATCTATTTCTAAAAAATTTGAACAAATATATAATGATGTGGATTATGATATTAGACCATTGTTTGAAATGGTAATGATTTTGAATAGTAATACTATATTTGAACTGCACGATTTTGTATTCAACTATTCAAAACCCGGAAAAGATTCTTTCGAAAATATTGATTTAATGCCACAAAGTATTGATGATATTGATATTGATACAAAAAATGCAGAAAATGATGAAATAAAAGAAGAAAATCATAAAGAAATATTAACGAAAAAACATTGGGGAACATCAATCGGGGCTATTCGATTTATTACAAAAATGTTGAGTTACGCGAAACCTGCATCTTTTGCGCATTCTGCATCTTTTGCGCATTCTGCATCTGTTGCGCCTAGAACATCTCCTACACCACCACCAACACCATTATATGGAACGGAGCGCAATTTTTTTTCACATCAAGGAACAAAAGGATTGTCATCAGTTTCAGAAGGCGGCAAAGGCACCCGTAAATACAAAAATAAACGCAATAAGAAGACTCGAAACAAAAATAAGAAAACAAAGAAGAACAAAACGATAAAAAAGAAGAAAAACCGCAAGCAACGAAAAACACGGCGAAATTGAAATCACGGTCTATTTTTTTAATTCTAAAATTACATGTTCAAGTTCTTTAATTTTTTGTTTCAATTGTTCGATAATAATTGGATACTCTTTTTTATTTATTTCTTTTTCTGTTGCATCTTTCAATAAAGAATTATATATGGGTTTCTGATATTTGTTTATTAATTCTGTTATTTTTGAATCTCTCGCCATTTCTTCCCCGATTTTAAATAATCCGCCATAATATTTTTCACCATTAACTGAAACTGTTACAACCCATCTATTTGATTTTTTAATCCAACTGTAATGTTTTGCCTCCTTACGATTTAAATTGTTTTGTCGTTTTGTCCCTACTTTTAAATTTTCAACACAATTATTCATTATATTACCATCTTCGATGGTCTATTTCAACTGATGTATCATCCAAATCAAAATTCCCATAATAACAAAATGCTATAATTCTATGCCGAAGAAACATTTTATCATTAATTCCTATTTTGTTATATCCATATGGTTTATGACCCACATTTTTAATAGTTTTCCACTTAGGGGTTAGTATTGTTGTATTACCATTTTTAATTTGCAAACGTTCAATTGTTCCATCATAAAAACATCTAATATGTTCATTGAAATAAACTGTAATGTTGGTATTATCAAGCATTATTTTATAATGTCTCATAATTTATAAAATAATATCAATTTTATAAATTATTTATTTACTTTTTCTTAGGTTTCACTTCCTTTTTGTTTTCAACTGGCGTTTGAATTATGATAGGTTCAATCTCTATCTCTCCTTCTTGTTTTCCTTGCATACTCTTTTTAACACTACAACCTCTTTGATGCGCAGACATTGCTTGCTGGTTTTTACCGATATATTCACAGTATTCGCATACATATTTACTTGAAGAGGATGCATAACGCGAAGATAGATAATTATCTAAGCTTGGAATAACAATATCTTCCACTTGTTTTAATATCTTATGATTAAAATCTTTGATTGTTTTCAATATATTTAGTTTTTGTGAACAATACATTTGGTATTCTTGATTAATAGAATCTAATACTTCTTTACTGATAGTATCGATGTCTGTATGCGTGTCAAGCTCATCTAGTTTGCTTTTAAAATGATCGATGATATCAATTGCCACTTTAATTTTTTCTGCATCATTATGAACTGTGTGAATATAGACCAAAACATTTCCATCGTGAATATCAATTTGAAATTGCTCTTTATTGGCTATACCATAATTTTGTGCAATAAAGAGACCACAACATTTTTGTGTTTCAACGTCGTGAATAAATTTCTTCACTTCTTCTTGAACAACATTTTTCTCCCAGTTTTTATTTTCAATTAAAATTTTAGGTTTATTGTTTCGGGTTAATATAATATCACCGGTTTCTTTGGTTGTTCCTACATAATCAATTTGCGAAACGGGAAATAATGTTTGTAATATGTTATATACTATATTCTCGGATACCTTGCCCTTTGTAGAAGTATTATCCATTTTTTTCAACATATCGGAAACATTCGTATTGAGAGATGTTGCAATTTGTTGGTTATTTGTCGAAATTTCTTTAATGGAATTAAAATTAGAATCAGTCGATTTCTTAATCTCTCGTAAACTCTGATCTAATCTTTGCTCGGATGAACTATAAAAGGTTTGAGATGTTTGTAATGTTGTTGTAAACTTACTATCTATTCCAGCAATAAAGTCTTCCAATGTTTTTTGATTTATTGAAGACGAGAGAAAACGATTTGTATCTTCAGAAATAGAAGAATGAAGTACTTTTATAGAATCACCAATTTGTTTTGAGAGAGATTCATTATTTTTTGGAATGATGTCATTCATCAAAAGATGAGTTTTATCCAACATTATCGTATTTTGTTCTCTCAATAAAGGCGCAATTTTTTCCGAAACATTATTTGACAATATCATTTTAACATCTTCAATATAGTCCTTTTTAAATTCGGATAGTTTTAAACTGAAGTTCGTTAATGTATCTGCTTGAATTCGCGAAACATTTTCGGAAACAACCGAAACCTGTGATTGAAGTTGCTTCATACTTTCGACCAATTGCTGGGCAAGTGTATTATTTAATGATGAATTTACATCTTGTGCAAGTTTATTCATTATATCAATAAACATTAAAACGGATGTCTCGGGATTTAAACTAGGATGCTCTTCTTTAAAGAACTTCCATATTTGCTGGTTATCAAACGTGATTGCATATTTGGACATCTCTCAATAATAATATACATATAGTGTCTTTAAGTTGTATTTCAAGAACTTGGTAAGTTTATATAATGCGAATATTCTTAATTTAAAAACCTAACAAGATTTTAAATCGAGAATCGTGAAT